CAGAAGGCTACCCTGCCACAGTGAGAATTGAGAAGATGTACGTGAGCATGACCTGAAGGAGTTGATTATCAATGTCAATGGATAACGGTTATAAGGAGCAGATTGCTACCCTGGCTCAGCAGGTTGTGCAGAAGGGAGTGGACTATTCCCAGGTGCATGTGGCCCGGCTGGAGTCTGAATGGTCCCTTGCCTACAGGCAGGAAGAGAGCAACTTCATTGCAGACAAGTGGTTCCCACTGATCTCTGTCAATCAGATTGCTGGTCTCTATCCCAAGTGGGCTAAGGAGAACGCTTTCACCAACAAGGCAGGCACCTGGCGGCCTGGCAGCATACCACCCCAGGGCGAGCTGAAGGTAGACACTCCCGGCAGCTACGTCTGCCAGAGGTACGCCTTTGAGATGCCTCTGCTGGCTGATCTGCCTTATGTGGCTGATGACGGCTATCCCATCGAGCAGGCTACTACCCAGATGGTCACTGACGTTCTGCAGCTGAACAAGGAGCTGCTCATCGCCTCCAAGTACTTCACCGAGGAGGTCTGGGCTATTGACTGGACCGGAGTCTCCAGCGGTGAGACTGGCACCAGCGCAATGACAGATGACCTGACATTCCGCCAGTTCAACGACGCGGACTCTGACCCCCTGGGCGTCTTCAAGGATGCCAAGCTGGCCATCAAGAAGAGCGCCGGCGTGAACCCCAACACCTTGCTCATGGGCGAGCAGGTTTATGAAGAGCTGAGGATCAACCCCCAGCTCATAAGCCTGTTCAGGAACCCACAGGGTTCTGAGAAGGTTCCCACCAAGCTCAACGAGCAGATGATAGCCCAGGCCCTGGATGTGGATAACATCCTGGTCGGCAAGGCCATGTATAACACCGCAGCCCCAGGAGCTACCGTCTCCCTTGATTGGATCTTTGGTAAGCACATGTGGCTTGGCTATGTGACCCAGCCCGGTCCCCTGAAGACCATCGCCGGCATGAACCTCAGCTTCAATGAGCCCCTGGGCGGATTCGATACCGCCCTCTCTCAGGTCCCTGACCTGCACAGTCACACGACCTATTACCAGGGCTTCCAGTGCTGGTGCCCGGTCGTAATGGCGCCTGAGGCCGGCCTGTTCATGAAGAACGCTATCGCTTGAGGGATTCGGATGATCTACAAGGTCTTACGACCATTCAAGCGATGGGATGAGAAAGCTAAAGCCCCTCGGGAGTATCCCAGGGGCAGCTCTATCACTCTGAAAGAAGCTGCGAAGATCCCCACAAGCACGCTCCGAAACCTCCTTTCCGCAGGCAACATCTACCGCGTCGAGGAGGACGAGCTGCCCAGGGTCAAACCCATGGAGGTAGCGCATGACCACTAGCCACAGAGCCCTTGAGTACCCCCGTGGCCCGATGAAGCTGGACAGTCTGGACACCGCTCGAATAAAAGCAAAAGAGGTCTGGGTTCCGGGAGATAACGGTGCCCTGAAGAAGCTTACCGTCACAGCTGATGACCTCAACGACCTGAACCTCACAACCCGCAAGTTCACCGTCTACAGCGCCGTGGCCCTGGCCAAAGGAGATCTGCTGCACATCACAGGCTATAATGCCGCCAATGATGTCTTCCAGGTCGAGAAGGCCGATGCTGACACAAGCGGCAAGCCGGCCCAGCTCATAGCGAGCGAGGACAACGAAGGCTTAGGAACGTCGCTCGCTTCCGACATCGAAGAGCTGACCGGCCTCAACACAAATGCCGGGAATGTAGGCGATCCGGTCTATCTGGATGCCACGACAGCCGGCTCGTGGACGCTAACCCCCCCAACAGGAGCTGACCAGCTCAAGCAGATCGTGGGCAGGATCAAGGTCAAGAGCGAGACTGCTGGCAAGATCGTCTTCAATACGGTCAAGGCTGAGATTGTGGCGCTGGGATCGTCCGGACTGCAGCCCCAATCAGTCCTAAAGACTAAGCTGGCAGGCGGATTCTCAAAGGTCACGATCGCTGATGGCACAGCCGCCGCTACCAATGTCACAGTACCCGGCATGGCAGTTGGTGACGAGCTCGTGAGCGTATTGGCTCTGACAGCCAAAGCCTCAATAGCAACAATGGCAGACAGGACTGAAGAGTATGCAGTCGGGGCAGGCGTCCTTACGAAGGCAGACGGCACGGACGAAACTGGTAACCAGCTCATCATCATCTGGAACGACCTGACTTAAGCCGGTTCAATACCGGCTGATATTTTTTCTTCCAAATAATAAACGAGGAATTCTATTGAGGTGATGTAAATGGCAACATTTAATTTCTTTAACGACTTCTTTGAGAGGTTAGGAAAGAAGGAGATAGACCTCGATGGTGATACCATCAAGGTCTACCTCACGAACGCAACGCCGTCTGCAACCGACGATTCGGTCAAGGCAGATCTGGCCGAGATCAGCGCGGCCAACGGCTATCCATCCGGTGGCTCGGACACCCAGAATGCGTACACGGAGACCGGCGGAACAGGTACACTCGTAGGGCAGGATGTCACTTTCACCCCGGACGGTGGCTCATTCGGCCCCTTCCGGTACGCGGTGTTCTATGATGATGACCACGCAAGTGATGCCCTCATAGGCTGGGTAGACTTCGGCTCAGAGATCACGGCCACCTACACGCCCGTCTTGACGCCTATCACCATCAACTTCGGTGCAAGCTGGTTTACCATCGCTGTAGCGACTTAGGTGATAAAATGGCATACGACTACAAAGAACTGAAAGACGCGAATGGTAACGCGTTTAAGGCGGCTGCCGTTCAGGTAGAGGCATCACCGAACGTAGTCTATGCCTCTATTTTACGGCTCGACGCCGAGAAAGCCGAGGACGTGGCCCACGCATCGGGCGATACGGGCCTAATGATGCTGGCAGTCCGAAAGGATACTGCCGCTGCTCTAGCTGGCACCGATGGCGATTACATCCCTCTCATAGTCGATGCCAATGGCCGCCTTCACGTTCTGGATCCCAATTCTGCCACAATAGCGGCCCTGTCCAAAGCCGAGGATGCACCTCATACAACTGGGGATACTGGCATCCAGATTCTTGCTGTCCGCAAGGATACCGCCGAAGCTATTGCAGGAACTGCTGGTGATTATGCACCACTTGAAGTAGATGCTCTTGGTAGATTACATGTTTCGTGTCATTTTGCAGAAGTTCTGGATTCCAGCAATGATACTATTAATGTGAATAAAATGGGTAAAGGGTCCAGAATTACGGCTGCCACTTTAGGACTTAATGCAGTAACAGCTACTACAACATCCAGCGAAATCAATATGAGCGGGCATAATTACATAGCAGTGTTCATCACTGTGGCTGGTGCCTACAACTGGACTGTGAAACTCCAAGGGGCGGCCAATAGCGGCGGAACTTTTATGGACCTGTATGATGGTTCTAGCCAGTGCTCTGTTCAGCTCCAAAATACCACCAGGGTTATCATGTGGCCCTGTGGTGCTCCATATGCGAAGATTGTGGCGACAGAAGATACCGATGGTACAAGTTGCACTGTTGAAGTAGTTCCATTCAATAGGTGATTTTGGATGGCTGGAACGTGGAGCGCGGGATCGAATGTCGGATATAATACTTTTCAGCCGAACGCGGGTGGAAGTCAAGCCAGTGCGTTTGCGGCGGGTGGCGGTGCTACTGCCAATGCCGCCAAAACATGTCGAGAATGGAATGGATCTGCTTGGAGTGCTGGTGGAGACCTCTTAAGCGCGAGGACGAGATGCGCATCAGGGGACGCTGGAAATGCTAGTGATGCCGTGGTTACTGGAGGTTATACTGGTTCGGCGGGTATTAAAAATGCGATGACGTATAATGGCACATCATGGTCCTGGGTCGGTGATATGTCTGTGATCAGGTGGAGCCATAGTACATCTGGGGATTCGGCTGATGCGATCACTCTTGGTGGTGAAAATACCGGTGGGAAACTAGATTCAGTAGAATCATTCAATGGGTCTACCTGGGCGAATGCTGCCACATATACATTCGCCGTTTCATCCCTTGCATCCGGAGGAGATAGTTCTGATGCTATTTCTACATGCGGATTTAATGGCACTACTTACCAGTCTACATGTGAACTTTATAATGGGTCTTCATGGACAAATAAAAACAGTTTGTCTGTAGCTCGTTATGAGCATGGTTGTGGTGGATGCTCTTCATATGCAGTTGCATTCGGTGGCCGTGGCCCGTCGATCATGAATAGTACTGAAGAATATGACGGTACTAGTTGGGCAACAGGTGGAAATTTAAATACCGCCCGGAGATTAGTTAGCGGCGGGGCGAGTGCTACGGGATCGTCTGGTTCTGGAATTAGTATTAGTGGATATACGACCACGACAGTACAAACCGTTGAAACTTATGCCTGGACCATCCCAAGTACTGAAGAATTAATAAGAATATTGTCTGAGAATAGACAAAGTTCTAGTGGTCGGTTAGCGAGATTTAAACCAAGATTGTTATGGAGTCCGCCTACTGTATTGACCACCCCAACGTATGATGGAAGTGGACAAACTGTTCACCCTTCAGTGGTATATATTGAAGGGGGGTTCGCCGGGTATAAATACTGGATGGGAATAACTCCTTATCCTAATGGCAATGACGATTATGAGAATCCATCATTGCTTGCATCAAATGATGGAATAACCTGGGAAGTTCCGAGCGGTATAACAAATCCCCTGGCTACAAAACCATCGTTACATAATTGTGATCCTTGTTTGGTTTGGAATCCAGACACAGGAAAATTATATTATTATTATGTGGAATTAACAACTGGTCCAACATGGCAAATATATAGGTGGGAAATATCAGATGTGGATGGAGTGCCTACGCTGGGAACAAAGACCGCACTTACTATATCTAGTCCGCAATTATATTCGCCTGCTGTTTATTACAATGGACCAAATGATTGGGTCATGTGGTATTACGGTGATGAAGGCGTATTGGAACGACGCACTTCTAGTGATGGATTGACGTGGGGTCCAGCTACAAATATGTCAGTATTTGATATTGACACAACTATAAAAATATCATGGATTCCGTGGCATGTATCTGTAACAAAAATACCAGATGGAAAATATTTGTTTTGGATTGCAGCATATCCAACAGGTGGAAATAATGGGCAAACGGATTTATTTTGGGCAATTGCAGACAACTTAACCGCACCACTAAAATTTAAACAGACTGCATTTTTAGCTGAGTTTCCTGGTTGGGGAAGTGGCCAAGTCTATCATAGCTCAATGATTTGCATGGAGAATGGTACATATAGATTATATATTTCGGCAAAATCGTCATCGAATGTATGGAGGATTGGTTATGCAGATATCTCTTTGTGGTGAGTCGTTA